GACCATATCCTCTGACTCAAGATATGGTATTTTATCGAAGTCTGGGCCTGATGCCAAGAAGATGTTTACCGATAAGGTGGTACCCATATCAGTTAACTACCCCTTCTTTTTCAAACCGACCCAGGACGGAATGGACCGTCCAAAGACCGAGCTTGCCTACAGGGTCCCAGCAAGTAAGTTTACCCGTAGAAAACTCACCGCAACCAACGACGAAGCCGACGAGGATTTACAAGGGTTGGACACCACTATCGACTGGAAAAACACCGGTGATAACTCCTACGATGGGGAGAAACTCAAACTCCTCGTTCATGATGAATCAGGGAAATGGGAGAAGCCGAACAACATCCTCAACAACTGGCGTGTTACGAAAACCACCCTTAGATTAGGTAGTAGAGTAATTGGTAAGTGTATGATGGGATCAACATCAAACGCTTTAGATAAAGGTGGTAGAAATTTTAAAAAATTATATGACGACTCAGACGTTACAAAAAGAAACAGCAACGGACAGACTCGCTCAGGACTCTATTCTTTGTTCATACCTATGGAATGGAACTACGAAGGATACATTGATTCTTATGGCATACCTGTATTCGATACACCAAAAAAACAAGTTGTCGGACCTCATGGACAGGCAATAAAAAAAGGTGTAATAGAGTATTGGAATAATGAAGTAGAAGGTTTAAAGCAAGATCAAGATGGTTTAAATGAATTTTACAGACAATTTCCTCGTACTGAAAAACACGCTTTTAGAGATGAATCAAAAGAATCTTTATTTAATCTAACTAAAATTTATGAGCAGATAGATTTTAATGAAGACTCTAAAAACGAATTAGCGGTAACAACTGGTAATTTTCAATGGGAAAATGCTAAGCAAGATAGCAGGGTTATATTTATGCCTAATAAAAATGGTAGATTTAAAATAACGTGGGTTCCACCAGCTGAACTTCAAAATGTTAGATATATAAAAAACGGTATTAATTATCCTGGTAACGAGCATTTAGGCGCGTTTGGATGTGATCCATACGATATATCTGGAACTGTTGATGGTAGAGGATCTAAAGGATCGCTACATGGATTAACTAAGTTTAGTATGTTAGATGTACCACCTAATCATTTTTTTTTAGAATATATAGCTAGACCTCAAACAGCTGAAACATTTTTTGAAGATGTACTTATGGCTTGTGTTTTTTACGGTATGCCAATATTAGTAGAAAACAACAAACCAAGACTTTTGTATCATTTTAAACGTAGAGGTTATAGAGGTTTTGCAATGAATAGACCTGATAAAAAAAGAAATAAATTATCTGTTACAGAAAGAGAAATAGGTGGAATACCTAACTCTAGCGAAGATATAAAACAAGCTCATGCCGCGGCTATAGAAACATATATAGAGCATTTTGTAGGTTTAAAAGAAAATGGATATGGAGATATATATTTTCAAAGAACACTAGAAGATTGGGCTACTTTTAATATAAACAATAGAACAAAACACGATGCTTCTATTAGTAGTGGTTTAGCTTTAATGGCTTGTAATAAAAATAGATATACACCACGAGCCCAAAGAGAAATTAAATCTTTAGATTTAGGTTTTAAAAGATACGATAATAAAGGAATTACTTCAAAAATTATAAGTTAAATGAATATATATACTAACACTAACAGTCCGTTTCCAAGTCAGGTAGTAAGCACTGCTGAGAAATCTAGTATGGAATACGGAAGTCAAGTTGCTCAAGCAATAGAACAAGAGTGGTTTAGTCAAGGTAGAACTAATGGTAATAGATATTTAACCAGTTGGAATAACTTCCATGAGTTACGTAGATATGCTAGAGGAGAGCAAAGTATACAGAAATATAAAGATGAATTGTCTATAAACGGTGATTTGTCTTATCTTAATTTAGACTGGAAACCAGTTCCTATTTTATCTAAGTTTGTAGATATTGTTGTTAATGGTATATCATCTAAAAGCTACGATATAAAAGCCTATGCCCAAGATCCTGAGTCTGTTAAAAAAAGAACTCTATATGCTTCTAAATTACAAGAAGATATGGTTGCTAGAGAATATTTAGATTCTTTAAAAGAAAAACTAGGCGTTGACTTATATCAAAGCCCTAGCATGGATGTAGTTCCAGAAGACAAAGAGCAATTAGAATTACACATGCAATTAAGTTATAAGCAGTCTATAGAAATAGCAGAAGAAGAAGCTATATCATCTGTTTTTGCTCAAAATAAATATGATCTAACAAGACGTAGATTAAATATGGATCTAGCGGTTTGCGGTATAGCAGCAGCTAAAACTAATTTTAATACATCAAATGGTGTTACTGTAGATTATGTTGATCCAGCTTATATGGTTTATTCATATACTGAGGATCCTAACTTTGAAGATATATATTATGTTGGTGAATTAAAAGCTATTACAATACCAGAGCTTAAAAAAGAATTTCCACATATAACTGATAAAGAATTACAGAGAATACAAGCTATGCCAGGCAATAGATCTTATATAACTGGCTGGGGTGATTATGATGAAAATACAGTTCAAGTTTTATATTTTGATTACAAAACTTATCATGATCAAGTGTTTAAAATAAAGCAAACAGATCAAGGCTTAATGAAAGCTATTGAAAAACCTGATACTTTTGATCCACCTGAAAATGACATGTTTGAAAGGGTATCTAGATCAATAGAGGTTTTATACAGCGGAGCTAAAGTATTAGGAACTGATACCATGCTTAAATGGGAATTGGCTGAAAATATGTCAAGACCTTATGCTGACACTACAAAAGTAGAAATGAACTATGCTATTTGCGCGCCTAGAATTTACAAAGGTAGAATAGAAAGTTTAGTTAGCAAGTGTATTGGTTTTGCCGACATGATTCAGTTAACGCATTTAAAACTTCAACAAGTATTATCTCGCATGGTTCCAGATGGTGTTTATTTAGACATGGACGGGCTTGCAGAAGTTGACCTTGGTAATGGTACTAACTATAATCCAGCAGAAGCGTTAAACATGTATTTTCAAACTGGTAGTATAGTTGGTAGAAGCTACACGCAAGATGGAGAGTTTAATCAAGGTAAAGTTCCTATTAAAGAGTTACAAAGTAGTGGTGGTAATGCTAAAATAGCAAGTTTAATTCAAACTTATCAATATTACTTGCAAATGATAAGAGATGTAACAGGCTTAAATGAAGCTAGAGATGGAAGCACTCCAGATAAATCAACTTTAGTTGGTTTACAAAAACTAGCTGCTAACGCCTCTAACGTAGCCACTAGACACATAAAACAATCTAGTTTATATTTAACTTTAAAGTTAGCTGAAAATATATCTTTAAAAGTAGCTGATGCATTACAGTTTCCATTAACTAGATCTTCATTAGAAAATTCTATATCTACATTTAACGTTAGAACATTACAAGAAATAAATAATTTAAATCTTCATGATTTTGGTATTTATTTAGAATTAGAACCTGATGAAGAAGAAGAGGCTAAATTAGAAGAAAATATACAAGTTGCATTAAAAAGCGGGGGTATTGATCTAGAAGACGCTATAGACTTAAGACAAATTAAAAATCTTAAACTAGCTAATCAAATGCTTAAGATCAAGCGTAGTAAAAAGCAAGAACGTGATCAAGCTAATCAACAAGCTAATATACAGGCACAAGCACAAGCTCAAGCTGAAACAGCTGAAAAAACAGCATTGGCTGAAGTTCAAAAACAAGAAGCAATATCAGGTGCTAATGTTCAATATGAAAAAGCTAAAAGTCAATTTGAAATAGAAAGAATGCAAATAGCCGCTCAAATAGAACAACAAAAACTACAAACTAAATTTAATTACGATATGCAATTGAAGCAGATTGAAGTTAAAGCAATGCAAGAAAAAGAAAGTAAAATTGAAGATAGAAAAGATAAAAGAACTAAACTTCAAGCGACTCAACAAAGCGAAATGATAAGTCAAAGAAAAAACGAAACTGGTCCTATTGATTTTGAAACAGAAAATTCATTACAGCCATTTCCAACAGTTATTTAAACTGTATTATTAATTATTTAATTATATTATATTATGTCAGAAGTAAAAACAAATGAACCTGTTAAACAGGAAGGTGAATTTAGTTTAAAAGGTAAAAAAACTAAATTAAAGCAATTAAACAAAACACAAAATGAATCAGTGACAAAGGTTAATGTTAATCCAAAAGAACCTTTAGTTGAACTAGAGCCAGATGTTAAAAAAGTAGTAATTGCAAAAAAAGAAGAAGATGCCATTCAAATCGGAGAAACAAAGGAGGTACCTGTGGAAAAACCATCCGGAGATAGCACAGAGATGGGAGAACCTGTACAAGAGTCCAACGAGACTACTGAAGGGTTTTCTCCAATCAAAGAAGTAGTTAAAGAAAATAAATCAGAAGTAAAGCAAGAAGTTCAACAAGAAGAGGTTAAAGTAGTTGATAAACCAACTATTGATTTACCTGAAAATATAGAAAAACTTGTAAACTTTATGAAAGAAACAGGTGGTACAATAGAAGACTACGCTAGATTAAACGCTGACTACTCTAATGTTGATAACACAACGTTACTAAAAGAATATTACAAGAAAAATAAACCTTATTTAGAAGGTGAAGACATTGATCTTTTGTTAGAAGATTTTTCATACGATGAAGATCTTGACGAACAAAAAGATATACGCAAGAAAAAAATTGCGTACAAAGAAGAAGTTGCAAAAGCAAAAAGCTATTTAGATGACTTGAAAAATAAATATTACGACGAGATCAAGTTGAGACCGGGCGTAACTCAAGAACAACAAAAAGCTATGGAGTTTTTCAACCGATACAACAAGCAGCAAGAAATTGCAACGCAACAGCATAGTGAATTTAAGAAAAATACTAAAAATTTATTTACTAATAACTTCGAAGGTTTCGATATAAACGTTGGTGAAAAAAGATTTAAATATAATATTCAAAATACTGATGCAGTAGCCGAAAAACAATCTAACATAAATAACTTAGTGGGGAAGTTCCTTGACAAGGAAGGTAATGTTAGTGATACTCATGGTTATCATAAAGCTATTTACGCTGCTGAAAATGTAGATAAAATTGCTACTCATTTTTACGAACAAGGCAAGGCAGATGCGGTTAAAGAAGTTGTTTCTAATTCTAAGAATTTAAGCGACTCTAAAGCGCGCTCTAAACAGGGCGAAGTGTATCTAAATGGTCTAAAAGTTAAATCTATAAGTGGTGCTGATTCTACAAAACTTAAAATAAAAACAAGAAAATTTAACTAATTAAAAACTATTAATCATGAGTTTAATTCCTCAATTTGGTAGTATTATTCCATCTCAAAATCAAGAGTTGTTGAATAGTAACTACCTACAATTTAACGCTGGTGGTCCTGCTGGACCTGGTAGTGGTGGCGATTCATTCGCTCAACAGTACCTACCAGAGGTTTATGAACAAGAAGTAGAACGTTATGGAAACAGAACGTTATCTGGATTCTTGCGAATGGTTGGCGCTGAAATGCCAATGACATCTGATCAAGTAATTTGGTCTGAGCAAAATAGATTACATATTGCGTACGACGGTGTAGCTGGTGGTAACGCTGCTGGAACAACTGCTGACTTAACTTTAGCAGGTGGCGTAACAAATGTAATATCTATTAACGATACTATTGTAATTCTTGATCCTGCTACAGGATTAGAGTCTAAATGTATTGTTACAGATTCTGGTGCTTATGCCGCTTCAGGTTTAGGTGCACAAGTAATTAACGTACAACCTTTTAGTGACGTTGCTTTATTTGGTGTAGCTCCTGCTTTAGGACTAAGCGCTACAGGTTTAAAGATATTTGTTTATGGTTCTGATTACCAAAAAGGACAAAGTACTGATGGTGCTTTTGCTGCTGGTGGAGCAAACCAACAAAGAATATCTGTAGATCCAAGCTTTACTCAATACTCTAACTCACCGCTAATATTAAGAAGCCAATACGTTGTTAACGGCTCTGATATGGCACAAATCGGTTGGGTTGAAGTTGCAACTGAAGATGGAACATCTGGATATTTATGGTACTTAAAAGCTGAGTCTGAAACAAGACTACGTTTTGAAGATTACCTAGAAATGTCTATGGTTGAAGCAGAATATAATCAAGTTGCTGCTACAGCTGCTGTTAACCCAGGTTCAGAAGGTTTATTCGCTGCTATTACCTCAAGAGGTAATGTACAGTCTGGATTCACTGCTGCTGCTGGTATTGACGATTTTGATGATATTTTGAAAAACTTAGATACTCAAGGCGCTATTGAAGAAAACATGCTTTTCTTACAAAGACAAACTTCTCTTGATTTTGACGATATGTTAGCTAATATCTCTGGTGGATTCGCTGGTGGTACTGCTTTCGGTTTATTTGAAAACTCAGAAGAAATGGCTCTTAACCTTGGATTCTCTGGATTCAGAAGAGGTTCTTACGACTTTTACAAAACTGATTGGAAATACTTAAACGATGCTTCTACAAGAGGTGCTATCAATGGAGTAAATTCAATTGAAGGAGTATTAGTACCTGCTGGAACTTCTACAGTTTATGATCAAATCTTAGGAACTAATATCCGTAGACCATTCTTACACGTTCGTTATAGAGCTTCACAAGCTGACGACAGAAGAATGAAGTCTTGGTTAACTGGTTCTGCTGGTGGTGCATTTACTTCAACTCTTGATGCTATGGAAGTAAACTTCCTATCAGAAAGATGTTTAGTAACTCAAGCTGCTAACAACTTTGTATTATTCAAAGGAGTATAATTGCATTGTAGGTTTTACCCCTGATATAACTTCAGGGGTAATTCTTACTTTTATTAACTATTTAATTTTATTATATTATGGCTAAAAAAGCTAAAGCAGAAGAAACAATTGAGGTTGCACCTCAAGAAGTAGCAGTAAAAACTGCACCAAAAAAAGAAAAAAAACCAGAGTGGGAAATAAAAGATAGAATTTATTTTTTAAAAGGAAACAAAACACCTTTAACCCATACGATACCTGGTAAACATACAAAAAAACATTCTTTATTATATTTTGATAGATCTACTGGTAAACAAAGAGAGATAAGATACGCGACAAATCAAGACTCACCTTTGGTTGATGAACAAAAAGGTGAATGTACTATGGGACATATTACGTTTAAAAACGGTAAACTAGTAGTACCTGAATCAAAGCAAAACTTGCAAAAGCTTTTATCATTATATCACCCATTAAAAGGTAGAATATATAATGAGTTTAATTCAGTAGAAGTAGCTAAAGATGAGTTAAATGTTTTAGATATGCAAATAGACGCTATGAATGCTGCTAGATCTATGGAATTAGACATGGCTGAAGCTATTCTTAGAGTTGAATTAGGTTCAAAAGTAAATGACTTAGATTCTAAAGAACTAAAAAGAGATTTACTTTTATTCGCTAGACATAATCCAAAATTGTTTATTAGCTTAGCTAGTGATGAAAATGTTCAACTTAGAAACTTTGCTATTAAAGCTACAGAAGCTAACATAATAAAGCTTTCTGGAGATCAAAGAACATTTACTTGGGGATCAACAGGTAGAAAATTAATGAACGTGCCTTTTGATGAAAATCCATACTCAGCCTTTGCTGCTTTTTTGAAAACAGATGAAGGTGTAGAAATTTATCGATCTATAGATAAAAAACTATAAAAACAAGTGATACTAATATATAGGCGGTTTCGGCCGCCTTTTTAGTATATAAAAAAATAAATAAATGGCAGTAAATATAAACACGGTATATCAAACAGTCTTGTATATTATAAACAAAGAACAAAGAGGTTATATTACTCCAGCTGAATTTAACAGTTTAGCAACACAAGTACAAGACGAAATCTTCCAATCATACTTTCCTGATGGTAATCAAGTTAATAGAGTAAATCAAAACAACACTCAAAATGATACAGAGTTTTTTGACATGTTTAAGGACATATCTTATAAATTATACCCTTTTGAAAGAAATGTTGAATTTTCTTTAGACAGTGTTACTTTTGGCTTTTACACTCTTTTACCTATTTATAAGTTAGGTGAAATAATATCTACATATAAAGGACAACCACAATTTGATTCTATAACACAGTTGACTAGTAAAAAAGATTACGAAAAAATAATTAGATCAAAATTAACTAAACCTACAAAAAAGTTTCCTATATGCACTACAACCTACGCTCTTGGAAATGGCGATGCTGTGTTTGGACAATTAATTGTCAATGTTTTTCCTCAGCCAACTAGTGTTAACATAAACTGTCTTATTAAACCCACGCCTCCTAAATGGGGTTTTAACGTAGGACCTCAAGGTCAATATCTTTTTAATGGAGGTGCTTCTGTAAATTTTGAACTAGATATATCAGAGCAACCAAACATTATAACAAATATATTAAAATATTGTGGTATAATAATAAAAGATCCAACAATAATACAAACAGCTGAACAAGAATCAAAATCTGTTGAAGCAAATTTAAAATCTTAAATAAATGAGTTTAGTAACAGAAACAAATCAACAATATTACGCTGGATCACAAGGATTTAAAGGCAATGTAACTAATGATGCTAACCAAGAATTTACAACAACATTTGACACAGATCTAATTTTAGGTAACACAGATAGTTGGGACCCCGCTAATTCTGAATATGTTTTAAATAATTTTAAAGTTTATACGAGTCCTACTGGTATAGCAGGATCTTGGTCAGAATGGGTGACACAATTAATTGTAACAAACAATGTTATAAAGTTAGTAGCACCTCCAGGTTCAAATGCCTTTATAGTTGTTCAATTAAAATCATTAGATGGTGGTAAGTATGGTCAAACAGCTAACGAAAAAGCCTTTGGTCAAACAGTTGAAAACAATTATGGATCCTATCAATACGTAACACTACATGATATTATAAATAATTACATGGTAGGATATGTTGGTGATGGTAAGTTAATACAAACCGCTAAAAAATCTGATATTTTATTTTTTGCTAAAAGATCATTACAAGAATTTAGCTACGATACTTTAAAAAGTATAAAATCATCTGAGCTTACAGTTCCAGATTCTCTTTCTGTTATAATACCTCAGGACTATGTAAACTATGTCAGTTTGTCATATATAGACGCTTTTGGCGTTAAAAGACCTTTATATCCAACAAACAATTTAACAACAAATCCTTATTACAAATTGCTACAAGATGAATCAGGTGTTCCAATACAAGATAGTTTAGGTAGCGACACAGAAGGTACTTCTATTACTGAAGAAAGATGGAGAAACGCAAACGTTAAATTAATAAACGGTCAATGGTATGAAAACTACGAAGACTTTGGATACGCATGGGACAATTATGGAATGAACGGTCCTTTTAATTGGGGAAGATTATACGGTTTGGATCCTCAATACTCACAAGCCAATGGTTGGTTTGGTATAAACGAAAGAGAAGGTAAGTTTACTTTTTCAAGCAACTGTGTTAACAAGCTTATTGTTCTTGAGTATATATCAGACGGTTTAGCTTATGACCTGGATACTAAAGTTCCTAAAATGGCTGAAGAAGCTATGTACAAAAGTATATCTTATTATTTATTGTCTACAAGAGCTAATGTTCAGGAGTATGTAGTACAAAGATACAGAAAAGATAAAAGCGCTGCTTTAAGAAATGCTAAAATAAGATTATCTAACATTAAACTAAACGAATTTGTTCAAGTAATGAGAGGTAAATCTAAATGGATAAAACACTAAAATTTAATGGCTAAAGTTCAAAATACTTTTATAAAGTCTAAGATGAATAAAGACTTGGACGCTCGTATATTGCCAAATGGTGAATATAGAGATGCTCAGAACGTACAAGTAAGTAAGTCTGAAGGCGCTCAAGTGGGTAATTTAGAAAACACTCTTGGTAATGTTGAAATATTAGATCTTAACAATTTACTTGTTACAGGTGGTTTAAAGTGTATAGGAAATTTTCCAGATGAAATAAACAGCACGGTATATTTGTTTTTTACAAACAATTCTTTATCAACGTATGATCCAAATGCTAATCATTTTATATTATCATATAATACTTTAACGGAGGTTTCAACCGTTTTAGTAAGAGGCGCGTTTTTAAATTTTTCTAAATTAAACATAATAACAGGTGTAAACATATTAGAAACTTTGTTGTTTTGGACAGACAATAGGAATCAGCCTAGGGTTATAGATGTTTCATTGGCTCCATCCGCTAGAGCTGGAGATATTAATCCAACGTATTATCAAACAGAAGACCAAATATCTGTTGCTAAATACAACCCTTATAAGTGTATGGAGTTGTATCAAGAAAGCTTATTAGATCCTGGTAATTTTGAAACCACAATGAAAGATGTTAGTAGTAAGTTTTTACCAAACGGTGGGTTAGGTAGAAAAACTGGTCCTTATGTTTCTGCTGCTAGTATAACTTTAGACGCTGGCTCTGTAATAGGTGATATAATGAATCCTAACGGTGTTTACGGTACAACAGCAACTATAGGCTATATAACCTCAGCTGGCGGTGATATAGTTCCAATTACGGGCGCTACATTAGATCCAGGTAATCCACCAACATATGACGCTGCTTTAAATGAGTGGACTATAACAATAACTGGTGGAGTTTTTCCTAATATTACAGGTGGTACGGAAGTATATCAAATTATAATAAATCCTAATCCTTACTACAATGCAACTTTTTCTGGAGATAAAGATTATTTAGAAAGTAAATTTGTAAGATTTAGTTATAGATTTAAATACCAAGATAATACTTATTCTATATTTGCCCCATTTACTCAAATAGCTTTTATACCTAAGCAAGATGGTTATTTTTTGTATGTTAAAAAAGAAGGTGTACAAGACGTAGATGATCAAGAAGAAGCTTATAGAAGTACTGTTGTTTATTTTGTAGAAAACAAAGTAAACGATATAAATCTTAGAATACCACTTCCTTTTACTAGTTACGATATGCAAGAGGCTTTAAAACTTAAGTCTATAGACATACTTTATAAAGAGTCTGATGGGCTAACTGTAAAGGCTATTGAAACTATTCCAGTGCAAGATGTTACAGAAAGTTCAGGTACTTGTTTAATAAAAGGTGATCAACCTTCACCAGCAGGTATAATCACGGCTGGTACACCTATTGTAGTAGAAAATATTAAAGGTAAACTAAATGTAGGTGATATTGTTACAGGTAATAATATTCCAGACGTAACAACATTAGTTAGCTTTACACCAGATAACCCAAACAACCCAGTATCAGGTGAAATAATTTTAGATCAAGATGTTTCTAGTCCTGGACTACAAGATGCTCAAGTTTTAATAGTAGGTGATTTAAATTATTTTGACTATAATTATAAATCTTCTAAACCTACTAAAACGATACCTGAGTCTGAATTAATAAGAGTTTATGATAAAGTTCCTGTAAAAGCATTAGCTCAAGAAGTAGCTGGCAATAGAGTAATGTATGGTAATTTTTTAAATAAAATTGATCCACCTGATTTTATAAATTACAATGTAGCTGTTACTGAAAAATCTGATTTTTCTGTTAGAACATTTGAGGCTGCTACTCTTCCTGCGTTTGCAGGTGGTGCTTTTTTAGCTGGAGATACTATACAGGTAGAGTTTACTAAACTAGTAGATCCACCAGATGGACTTTTTGCTGGTATGGTTATAACATCTTCTACTTATGGAGTAAATATACCTGATGGAACAATAGTTACATCTACAGATAATAATGGTCAAGGTCCTGGTTTTACTGCAAATATAACTTTAGATCAAAATGTTGTTTTACCTGCCGGAGTTATAATTTTTATACTTGAACCAGGTGGCACTACTGAAAATTCCACAAGCGTAATAGAATATCCTAATCACTCTGTTAAAACAAATAGAAACTATCAAGTAGGTTTTGTTTTGTCAGATAGATACGGAAGACAATCAAGTGTAATACTAACAAACAGTAAAGAAGAATTAACTGTTAATGGTGTTTCTTACATAGGTTCAACATTGTATTCACCTTACATAGATGAAGGCGTAGACAAAGATGAATGGAAAGGTAATTCTATAAAATTACTAGTTAACGAACCAATAACATCTAACATCTACAATGGCGACACGACTAGTGTTAATTATAATCCTTTAGGTTGGTACTCATATAAAGTAGTAGTAAAACAAACAGAGCAAGAATATTATAATGTTTATTTACCTGGTATAATGGCTGGGTATCCTGAAGATGAATTATTAGAAATAGGTAACACATCTCACACTGTGTTAATAAACGACAACATTAATAAAGTACCTAGAGATTTAACAGAAGTTGGACCAGAACAAAAACAATTTAGAAGTTCTGTACAATTGTTTGGTAGAGTAGAAAACACCACTACAATAATAATTGATACAAATCCAGGTTCTTCAACCACTCAATACTATCCTGATACTAATTCTGATACTGTTTCAACAATATCAACTGTTATTGATTTGTTTGATTATGATCCAATAAAACCGCTACAACCAAACTTTTTTCCACAGTTTTATGCTTTAGATTCAAGTCCTTTAATAGCTAGAATAAGTACAGATAAACAGATAGGTCAAACCTCACAAACTAATTACGCTCCGGCAGCGGCAAAAGTAGCGACGCTTATTCCACCTTCTGCTCCAAGTTTTACAATAGAATTAAATGAAGTTGTTGGAACCATAAACACAGGTGATTTAGTTTTTGGCGGAGACTTACCTGAAGGCGTTTACGTTGATAGTTTTACTCCTGGCACACCTGGAACTTTAACTATAAAAAGATTGTCAAGCTTTTTTGACATCGCTATTGAAGCTGGTGTAGACTTAACATTTGTTCCTTCTATAAATCCTACTACAGGACCTCCATTTATACTAGCTAAACCTGGACTACAATATTTAGCTATATATGAAACTGAACCTGTAGAAAGCTTATTAGATATTTTTTGGGAAACATCTACTAGTGGTAAAATATCAGATTTAAATAGTACTATAATAAATAATCAAAGTGAACCTGCTGCCGCTAACATAGGTGGTTGGAATGATGATACATTTAATGAAGGACTTGTGGCACAGTCAGATATATTAGCTGCGCCTTTTAATTTAGTTAATGACTTTGGGGCTGATATAGTTTTAACTCCAGCCATGATTGCTAATGGTGATGGATTATTTTTAATAGATGTAGAAAATGGTCTTGGTGAATCTGTATACACTGGCTTTGTTAGCACACCTACAACAGGTCCTAATTATTTTATATTAAGAGATACTAGTCCTGGAACAACAGGTGAAGGCCCTTGGCAAATAAGAACAACAGATAGTACAGATACAGCTGTAAATTTTTACGATAATATATTTTACATGTATGATGTCGCGGGTGAGCAAACAAACCCTTTAAGAAATTTTACATTTAAGTTTAACGCTGTTGTAGAAGGTCAAGTCACTGAAATAACAGAAACAGCTTCTTTAAGAAACGTTGCTCCATATTTTACAACTGTTACGCAAATTGATTCTGTAATAGCTGGATCCCCATTAACATTTCCAGCAATTCCAGTTTCACCTAACATAATTTTATGTGAAGCCAAAAGAAACGAACAGAATATACTCGACGTTCAAAGTGTAAACGGAGCTAATAATACAGCTTTAGATCAACTAGATAAATCCTATGTTGGTTATACTAATTTTACGCCACCATCACCTTTTATATATAGACAAAAAATAGGTTCTTTTACTCAAGACGCGCCTGATGCTTTATTAGATGGTGAACCTATATTTTCATTAACGCCTAGTGGAACACTTATTAATAACAAATCTGATGATCCAACATTACAAGCTTTAACGTATTATGTTATAATAAGAGTTCAAGACGCCGGTGATTTTCAAGATTTAATTATAGAGGTAGACATGTCTTTAGACTTACCTACTGATATAATTAAAAATAAAGTTATACATTCTGTGCAAACAATGGGTGGCTGGGGTAATTATTTTAGTCAACCTGCGGCACAAAACACTTCTAGCTTTGGAGGTGATAATTATATTGGACAAGGACCTTTTTATCAAGGAGTAACATATTACAATACAGGTAGTACCCAATTTAGTAGTGATGCTACAAAAGGAAGTACTTATCGCATTAACATGAGACCTGTTGGTCATCCTTATACTTTAATAGATACTAGTGCTGGGGGTATACCAGGTTTATTACCT